TGTAACTGAAACTTTTGCAGATGATACCATCACTGGAAAAGTTTTGCTTGGCACGACTGGTGATGCAAACTACTATGGTCAGTTAGAAATTGCTGATACTACTGCAGCCACTGAAACTTTTAACGACCAAGATGACTCGAATTGCGTCCTTGTAGAAGCTCTTCCTGCCGATACTCAGATTGAAGTTACCTATGTTCAGGCGACTGATTCTGGCACGGCTGCTGGAAAGGGTTATGCATACGCTGAAGTCGAATGGTACTAGGAGGATATTATGGCTAAAGATACTGCAAATAATCACCCAACGGTTAATCAGAACGGTCTTATCGAAAAAAAGGACATATCCGGAGAGTCTTTAAAATCTCTAGGTATGGACAGTGTAGGTAAGAACCAGATGCCACAGGGTACAGCTAAATCAAACATCTCCACTGATCGTGGAAAGTTTGAATGGTGCTAAAATAAATTGGTGACGGGGCGGGAAACCGCCCCTAATCCAAAGGAGATTAGAATGGCTAAAAGAATGAATTCAATCGAAGCATTTATTGGTGGTATGGTTGAAACACCTGATGTTGGGTATGGCCATACGGAAGCTGTGCTTAAAGGATACACCAGTGGTTCTCAATTATTTGATGAGAGAGATATGGAGTATAGACGAGCGCAGCGAAGAACAAACAATGAAGGTCGAGTAAATGGTGAAATGGTTAGAGGAAGCGGCGTCATAGCAGGATGGGCGTTTTAAATAAACAGTGAAAAAAATAGTAGTTCCTGAAAAGGATGTAAATGATTTTGTTCCCCAAGATTTTGGGGGCAAGAGGGGAGCTAAGACTGCATGTGTTGTTAGATACGGTGGTTTTGGCGATATGATACAAGTAGCATCTATACTACCTTTGCTAAAAGATCAGGGTTATAGAGTATGTGTAAATGTTACAGAAAGAGGTGAGGATATATGCAAGAGCGACCCCAATATAGATGAGCTTTTAGTTCAGAGAACTGATCAAATATCTATTGATATGCTAACAGAATATTGGGAGAAGATGTCTCCGTGTTTTGATAAATTTATTCAGTTATCAGAGTCTATAGAAGGCTCTCTTTTGTTAGTAGGGGATAGAACTGAAAAGCTTTATGGGGTAAATACGAGGGTTCCAGGGAGCCCAAAGTTTTATAACCTCACTAAAGAAGAAGTACATGATTTGTGTGATGTTAACTATATGGAAAGAATTCATGATATAGCTGATGTCCCCCATGTATTTAATCCAAGATTTTTCCCTACCAAAGAGGAAAGGGATTGGGCCAAAAAAACCAGAAGGAAGATAAAGTCTAAGCATGTTATTTTATGGGCGTTGTCTGGCTCTTCTGTTCATAAAGTCTACCCTTGGACTGATACTGTGATGTCTAAAGTTTTGTCATTAAGAAATGATATTTCTTTTATTACTATTGGTGACGAACTTTGCAAGCTCTTAGAGTCTGGGTGGGAAAAAGAGAAAAGGGTTATAACCAAATCAGGAGAATGGAGTATTAGAAATACTCTTTCGTTTTTGCCACATTGTTCTATTATTGTTGGTCCTGAAACAGGGGTTCTAAATGCTGCATCTTCTTTAAATAACCATAAAATAGTTCTTTTATCTCATTCATCTAAAGAAAATCTTTCTAAGCATTGGAAGAATACAACCTCGTTAGAGCCCGATCATTATGATAATTTTTGTTTTCCATGCCATAAAATGCATTATGGATTTGACACCTGCAATAGGGATAGTGAGACTGGAGGAGCAATGTGCGCTGCAAAGATAAACCCTAACGATGTTTACAATAGAATAGTGAAAAATTTGATATGAGTACTTACTTAGTTTTGTGTCAGAATATGGCGAGGGATATTGGTATCCCAGGAACAGGGCCAGACGATGTTACATCAACTTCCCTTTCAGAGGAAGAGAATGCTGTCGTGCGTTATGTGAAGCAAGCCGATCTAGATATACAAAGTAGGTGGTTTAATTGGGATTTCTTATGGACAGAAGCTAGTATTACCCCAGTTATTGGAACATCCACATTAACATCTCCAAGTGATGTAGGTAATTGGAAACTAGATGCTATTGTTTTTTCTAAAGCTACAAACTCTTATCAAGAGCTGGAGTACATGGATTGGGATGATTACAATTTAGAGTATAAGATGGGTGTAGTTGAATCAGGCACACCAGAAGTATTCTCAGTAAAGCCTGATAATGTTATAGACGTATACCCAACCCCAGATGCAACTACAGCTATTTCTGTTGCGTATTGGGCAACTCCTACTGAACTAGCGGCAGATGCAGATGTATCGGCTATACCCCCAAGACTGCATAAGATAATAACATCGAGAGCGAAAATATACTATGCTGAAAATGAAGATGCTCCTGAAATTTTATCCGGTGCATTAGCTGAGTTTGAGGATTTGCTAGACAAGCTTGAGGCTGATCAGTTACCGGGGCAAAAGAATAGAAGGTTTTCTAAGGCGCAGGATATATCTAATTTTACAGTAGTTCCGCAATGACCAGACTAACTAGAAGAGAGATCAGGCCTTCTGGTTTGAAGTCTAATTATTTTCCTTTCGAGGGTGGGATTAATATGGTCGACCCTGCCTTATCTATGAGGCCTGGCGAGTTAGTTGCTGCTAATAATTTTGAAGTAGACATTCGTGGAAGATATAGAAGGTTAGATGGGTATGAAAGATTTGACGGGCAAACATTACCCTCCGAAATAACCTTTTATAGAATTCCTTTTACTATTGGTACTGCTAGAGACTCGGTATTCGACAGTGCTTTTAGTAGTGCTTTTGATCTACAAATTCCTTCAGTTGGCGATTTACTTAAAGGGGGAACTAGTGGCACTTTAGGTTCTGTGCTGCAAGTTAGCATTGAAGATGTAACTGGCGATGCGTCAGCTGGATCATTTTCTAATTCAAATGCGGAGGGGTATATATATTTTACAGTAGTAAGTGGAACACTTCAAGACGGAGAAACAATGTATTTTTTAAATAAAGATAGCGCTTTTGGTAGCGCATTTAATGTGGAGTATGGATAATGGGAACACCAACAGCGTTAAGAAAAACAAGAGCGGTTCTAACTGGAACTAGCTTTGCTGATAATACCACTGGCGCTATTACAGCCCAGATGGTTAGACAATTTACAGAGTCTGGAATGGGCGGGTATGCAACTATATGCGCTAAGGCCGGAACACCGGCAAGTCAGGCAATCGCAACCGCTACAACTGCGACAATAGATTGGAATGCAGGAAGCACAGGGGCAGATGCAGAGGACGATACTGGAACTGTATCTTCAACGACTGTAGGAACTGATGCTGATTTTGCTAATGATAGGATCAGGATATATGACAAAGGTTTCTTCATGGTCAATCTTGGTATTAGTTTTGCACAAACTGGAACGGACACTGTAATATGGACGTTCAGAATTGCAACACAAGATACTGGTGGAAGTGTAGTATATCCCGGTTATGACTGCGCGGTTCAAAGAGTAGCGGCAACTTTAGATAACATGGTATCTGCTTCTGGAATAATTGATACTACTGGACATACAACTTATACAGATTTGTTAGCACAAGTAAAACATGGAGATGCTGGGTCTGAGAATTTCCAAATGCACTATGGTCAGTTATCAGTCTTTAGGGTTGGATAATGGGGCTTTATGCCACATCTCTTTCTTATGGTCCTCCTGTTTTAAGAGACGCTGATGCTGATGCATCTCTTGTAACAGAGCTACAGACGGCAATAGAAGATCAAAGAAGTACTATTCAAATAGTTCCTGGAGAAGGGAGCGTATTAGGTGTATGGGTATTTAGTGGTGATACTTATGCATTTAGAAATAAATCTGGTGGCGCTACGGCTGGCATGTATAAGTCAACGCCCGCTGGATGGTCTGAGGTAGCCTTAGGAACTGCCTTAGATTTTGATGGGACTACCACTAACGGAGAGTTTGTTGTTGGTTCTATTGTAACAGGGGCTGCTGGAGCTACTGGAACCGTTGCAGCCGTTTCTTACTA